AACTATTTAATCCCATGATTAAGAGGATAGTGGGAATACTGGCAAGGGCGGGCAAAATCCCGGACGAACTTTCCGACGTTAGTTATAAGATAGAATATCTCGGCAAGATTGCCCTTGTATTGAAAGCACTTGAAACTCAGGGCTTTGTAATAACGATGGAACAACTTATGCCCATAATTCAGAGGCAAGGCGAAGAAGGAGCAATCGAACAGATTATAGACAATTTCAATTTGGATGAGATTGGCAGGGGAATCGGACGTAACAACGGCGTACCAGCCGCTTGGCTAAAAAGCGAAGAAGAAAGACAACAGATAAGGGAACAAAGGGCACAGGCTCTACAGGCACAACAGATGGCGGCTACATTGCCCGGTCTTGCCAAAGCCTCCGCCGATGCCGGTAAAGCACCAGAGGAAGGTTCTATAACGGAAGGTATAATGAATGCAGCGTAAAATTGAAAAAGAAAACCAGGAAAGACAGACCGAAGCGATTGACCGCGTCGTAAAGTTGTCGGCTACGTTCCAGAGAGTGTTCGATGGCGAAGACGGCAATAAGGTATTAAAGCACATGGAGGCCATGATAAAAGGGTTTGACTGTGACCCATATCAACATGCCTATAATGCAGGGTTTAGGCGATACCACGAAATAATCAAACAAATGCTCAATCAGGAAGAATACGAAAGACATTTGGATCTTTTGAAAAATGCCGAAAACAAAACCTAAAGAAAGGGAAATAAAATGCCAGATGATTATACAGATGATGGCGGGATCGAGGTACTAAACGACGAAGGCAATTTCACCGAAGAGTTCTACAATCAGTTCTCCGAAGAAGACAGGCCTACAGTCAGTCGGTACAAAAACCCCGCAGAGCTTGGCAAGAGCAATGTAGAGCTTCGCCGTAAGTTTAACGCACCTGCGGACCGTATGCTGATAATGCCGGGCGACGATGCGTCCGACGTCGAGAGACAAGAGTTTTGGTTGAAACTTGGCGTACCTGAAACGACCGAGGGCTATAAATATACAAAGAGCGATACAATTTCGGAGAAAACCGAGTTCGACGAAGGCAAGATTAAGGCGTTTGCTGAAATAGCGAAGAAATATAACTTAACGCCGGAGCAGTATAATGGCGTAGCAAATGATTATCTCGCACTGGTAGATAAAGACATCAACGACTTTGATTCAAATATGGAGATACAAAAAGAGCAGAACAGGGTAAAGGCCGAAGAAATATTAAAAGCCATGCTCGGCAAGTCCTGCGACGAAAGATGCGACAGGGTAAACGTAATCCTTAAAAAGTATTCCGGCCTGGAAATCAAAGGCGAAAACGAAGAAGATACAAAAACGGTCGGCGAAAAGCTGATGGAGTCATATCCTGGTATCGAAAATTCACCCTGGCTTACTATAATATTCGATGCTATCGCTAACGATATGAGCGAGGACAGGATAAAAGGAATCGCCGGGGTAAAGACACCAACTGACGGCAACTTAAATACCGGAATGAAAAAATTGAGAGATACGCCGGGCTATTATGATGCGTCACACCCGGACCACAGGGACATAATGCGTAAAAGAGACGAACTTATAAAAATGAAAGGTTAGTTTATGCCGCCAATGAGATTAAAAAGTAAAGAGTTAAGGTTAAGAACTTTTGTGTACCAGCCCATGTACGTTAAGGGCAAATACGTCTGCGCGACAATGGTCGAGTTTCCTTACTATCGCGCCAAGCCAGGCGATTTGTTTACCATTGAAAAACGCACCAACTTCGTAGAGATGGGCGAGAGCAAAAGGTACAAGGTCGAGGACTGTTTCTTTACAACGGCCAATAAAGGTGAATTTATTATTATACTCGAAAAGGTAGATTTCGATAGTGAAAATAAAATGAAATTATACACAAGAGGTAAAACGATTGTGTAGTTTGGACACCCTCATTTATTGAGCCCCAATGCTTCCGTGAAAGTCACGGTGTTGAGCAAACACTAAATGTAGGGATGGCCCCGTTTACTGGATACCCCATTCCGAAAAAGACAATTTATTAACTTTTTTATTAACTTTTTTGGAAAGGACTAACAATGTCTATTACAGTAAGCGGCGGCATTCCGACAGCGTTCGTCGATGCTTTCAAAGACGACCTGTACCATGTCTGCCAGCAAAAAAAGTCCCTTCTTGAGCAAGCAGTGACCATTGAGCCCGTCGCCGGTATGGAATCAAAGGCGATTGATATGATGGGCAAACTGGAAATGCTTACAAAGGAAGGCCGTAATCCTGAAACGCCGAGAAATGACGTATCACTTCAGAGACGTTGGCTGTTTCACGATCCGTATCACAATGCGTTACAGTTTGACAAGGACGATGATCTCGAAATGAAACTTGCTCCAGCCGGTCAGGCGGTAAAGGCCCTGAGAATGGGCAGGAATAGGAAAGTTGACGACATCATCCTAACCATCTTCGAGATGTCCGTCAACTCCGGCAGGCGCAACAACACAGGTACGATTACATGGGCCGGCCAGGCCGGAAACACTCCGTACACCTCTTCGTCAGGTGGCCGAACAATTCCTCACGATTGCTCTGAAGGTAACTGTTCGTCTTCGGATACTGGGATGACCGTCGAAAAGATCGAACTGGTCAATGAGTATTTCGATATGAACAGTGTTGACCCTGATATTCCTATCTGGGGAGCAATCTCACCGCGTCAAAAGACTCAACTCTTTGGTCAGGAAGAGTATATCAACATTGACTACAACAATGACAAACCCATGACGCGCGGAAGGCTTCTCGGTTCATGGATGGGTATCAACTGGATTTCAACACCGAAGATAACATTGGGAACGACTAATGATATCGGTGGCGACACAAATGTCTATGAGTGTTGGTTCTGGGCTCAGGATGCGATTATTCTCGGCGTAGCCGATTCGATAACGGTCCAGATTTCCGACAGGGCCGACCTGTCTCATGCCCAGCAGGTCTATGTCCATATGAATATGGGCGGTCTTCGTTTAGACGAGGACAAAGTAATTAAAGTCGAATGTCAGTAATTTCAATAAGAGCTAAAAAATGACTCTTTGAAAGGAATTTAAGATGAGTTACACAAATTTGAATCAAGATTTTGTAGGCGGTAAGATTTCTCTTACGCCGAGCACTCGTATCCCGTCACTGTTCACTCCGACCGTTGCCCAGGAATACAAGCTTGGAACGGTTCTGGAAGAGCATGGCGGAACGAGTAGAATGTGGCGTTATTGCAAGAATGGTGGCGTAGCTTTGTCTAAAGCGCTAATGACGGTCGCACCGGTAGCTGCTTCGGAGCAACTTGCAAAAATACAGACGAGTTACGGTGCTTCTGCTGGCGCTCAGAGTTTTAATTGCGTTCTTACTACAGGCAACACTATCACAGACGGAGAGCTAATCGAAGGTACATTACTGGTCAACGACGGCGGTACTGCGATGGGTGATTCATATATTATCAAGAATAATAAATGGATAACCACGGATACAATAATGACCATCGAGATAGCGGACGAAGGTGGCATCAGAAACGCCGTTCTCGTAACCGACGATCTCACATTCTTGAAGCATAAGTGCCATGAGGTTGTTGTTGCGCCGACTACTCAGACAAGCGGTGGCCCGGCGATTGGGGTTCCGAATGTTGCAGTCCCGATCAATTACTACTTCTGGGCTCAATATAGAGGCTGGTGTCCCATGATTCTCGATACTACGGACACTATCGTTGTTGGCGAGCCTTGCGGTAGGGCCGGAACTCTTGATATTGCGGGTTGTATTGGACTCGTTGCGAACGACGGAACCGATGCTGTCTGGGGTGTATGTGTTTACGCTTCCACAAATGCAGAAGCGGCAATCGTTGATCTGATGCTACCTTAGAAAGGGGGATATTATGAAGAAGTTACTTACAATAACACTAATACTAATATTGCTCCTTTGTACTGTCACTTATGGCCGTGTAACAGACGATATAAGGGACAGAGTAGGATCATATACGGGACCGGTCAACGGTACAGAGCAGGACGATAATATCAAGGCATCTCTCGATCTGTTGCATGGCCTTATAGGCGCGCACATGACAAAAGGGACGGGCAGTATTATCTACTGTGATAGTGGTGCATCGGGCGGAGGTACGGGCGCAGATTGGACAAATGCCTATGCCACGTTAGATGCCGCTGTTGGCGGATGTACCGCCAACAGAGGTGATTATATCCTTGTAGCCGCTGGCCATAGCGAGAATATCAGTACGGCAAATGGGGCGGATTTAGATGTCGCCGGAATAACCGTAATCGGGTTAGGCGTAGGCGACAACCGACCTGTTCTTAGTTTCACAAACGCTAATGGCGAAGTTGTTATAGGCGCAGATGACGTTCACATTAAGAACCTGCGATTTCTCGCTAATGTAACTGCGATAACTACTGCGATAAATGTAGAGACTACATTTGAAAACTTTATCATTGAAGATTGCGAATTTGCAGTTGAAGCAGCGGGGACCGATGAGTTCGTTGATTGTATCACTATTGCCGCGACTAATACCGATGGCGGTATAATCAGGAACAATTACTTTTCATCGGGTTTAGCAAGCAACTCCGCTCCTCAGTCATGGATTAACTTTATTGATTGCAACGACCTTCAGATCATCAATAATACGTTTTATGGCGATTGCGCGGTAGCGTGTATTCAGAATGAAACGACCGCTGCTAATTTTGTTACCATCAGAGACAATACGATCTTTAATGGTATAATCGGCGGTACAGCAGGTCTGAACTCAGAACCGTGCATAGAACTTGTGGCAACTACTACGGGTTCGGTTATAAACAACTCTTTATTCTGCAATGTAGCAAGCAGGGAACTTGCTGTTGTTGGCGCAGATATGTTTATGGCTGGTAATACGTATAGTGAAACTGAAGGCACTGGAGGTCAAGCAGCGTTTCTTATGCCAACGTATTGTATCTCAAGGGAAATTACTACCCTTATTGATGTTGGCGCGTCTATGAACAAGTTGTTTACCGTTGCTGGCGGCCCGATTGAGGTGCTTTCTATTGTAACTTTTGTCACTACTGAAATTGGCGGCGAGGGTTGTTTGATTGGCTATAACGTGAACCCAACTGCTCCGGCTACTGATACTGCGTGGGCTAATGACGGCACAGCTTTAGAGTGTAATGGTGATGCTGTTGGAACCGTGTATGTTACGGCTGGAGATATAACAACTGATTTAACTGCTACAACTAATGGAGTAGCGCTGCATGGAAGCGGCACATCAAGAGTGATTATACCGATAGGTGCAATCGAGATGGACGTTGACCATGATGGGACTTGTGCTGGTGCGGTAAAGACTTATATGACTTACCGACCCATGTCACCAGAAACGACAGTTACTCTTACTCCGTAAGTTTTTACAGAGGGGCGGGGTTCGCTCCGCCCCTTTTTTAAGGATTAGTAAGATGTCAATGAGTGATACAGCGGCCAATGTTGCGATATGCAATCAGGCCATAGGATTATTGGGCGCAAAGAAGATAACTCTGGGCAGTACGACCGAAGCTAACTATGTTCACTGTGCCGAATATTTTGACGACAATCGGAACGAATTACTCGAATGTCACCCCTGGAACTTTGGCCGCAAAAGAGCTTTCATGGTCGAAACGACCGAGCCTTTATTCGGTTACGATCATGCCTTTACGGTTCCGAGCGATTGCAGGAGAGTCCTAACGATAGCAAATGATCCCGGCGTTTTATGGCAGCGTGAAGGCGATTTGGTTCTTACGGACGAAGGCAATGTACCGAGCGACTACGACGAAGACGAAGTTGATTATCTCGCAGGAGAGTATATTCTTTCGGACACATCGGAAAGCGACCTTACCTATCTCGTCGATACGGCATTTACATCGAGCGATGAAGCTACCGACATAGCATCATATTGTACGTCTCAGGGCAGCGATTACGAGGTAGTCGAGGTTGAGTATATCTACACAGTAACGGATGTTTCTACATACCCGCAGTTTATGAGGATGTGCCTGGTCTATTCTCTGGCAATAAAACTCTCGACGGCAATAACAACAAGCGCATCGGCGGAACTCGCTTTATCCTTACAGCAGTCATATTTAGGCGGGCCGAAAAATTATGGATATTTGCAGATGGCAAAATCAATAGACTCGCAGGAAGCGGGCGGAACGAAAGTATCGACGAAAACCTTTTTGGACGCTCGAAGATGAGAAAAATAGTCATTATATTATTGTTATCCTGCACAGCTTATGCAGAACAGGAAGCATATAAGGTTTACAACAACTTTTCAGGTGGGGAACTATCTCCGCTTTTGAATATGAAAGAGGACTTAACCAAGTTTCATTCCGGCTGTAGTTTGATGGAGAATATTATCCCTCTCCCCCAGGGTGCAGCACAAAAGCGGCCTGGTACTGTCTATGTTGCCGAATCCAAAAACAATACTAAAATAAGACTCATACCGTTCGAGTTTTCTACGGAGCAATCATATATAATCGAATTTGGCAATCAGTATGCAAGATTTTATACGGATAACGCTGTTGTAAACGATGGCGCAGGAACCGAGACTTTATCAGGTGTTGACGGTGGTGCGCTTGTTGCCCATTGGCTACTAAATGAAACAATTGGGACGACTACAGAGAACGCGGACAATCCCGGCACTCTGGACGGTACGGCATCGACGGACGCATCCGTCTTGACCGCTACCGGCAAAGTAGGGGCAGGCTGTTATGATTTAGATGGTCAATATACAGTTGAAATAGCGGACGCGGCTGCACTTAGTTATACCGACAATACGAACGATGAAGCATTTAGTATTGCCTGCTGGGCTTACGTTACTAAGCATACAGACGTACAGGTTCTCTTATCGAAATGGAGAACAGAAACAACTACGAGAGAATGGCGTTTTAGCTTGAACGAGAATAAAATGCCCCAACTGCACTTAATAGATACGAGTTCAGCCCTGGCTACTCCTGTAGCACAGTGGAAGTTAAACGATACCGACGCCGACACTACCGTAGATGATTCTTCTGGTAATAGTCACACCGGAACGGCATCGAGTAACTGTAGTACAATTACCGCTACGGGCAAAACAAATATGACGCCCTGCTTTGATTTTGGCGATGCAGAGGGCGTTAGTGTTACTGATGACGCCAATCTGAGCTTCGACGATTCGGCGGATAAGCCGTTTAGTATCTCTGCCTGGATATATAATTCCGGTAATGACGCTACTCAATACATACTTTCAAAATCCGAGGGAAGTGAGGACAGGGAATGGTTTTTGAGTATGCAAAACCAAAAAATCTCGATGCAACTTTATGACGAGACTGAAGATATTATAATCAGTAGA